CTGCGAAGATATATGCCTGAAGCGTAGCGATGGCATGGTATATATCAAGGACGGAGAGTTCCCTGTTGGCTACATCGGGAAATCATGGTTCTTAAATCGTGCGGAAGCCGAGAAAGCAATGGAGGTGAGCAAAAGTGATTAGTGCATTCATAGGCGTATACACAGAAATCGCCGAAACCATGCGCTGGATTGAGCGCAGCGAGGAACGCGCACGCGCTGAACGTGGTTTCAGGAAGTTCGCGGCTAAGAAAAGCCGGAGCAGGAAGCAGAAGCGCAAGGGAAAGAAAAAGAGGTGAGTAAATGAGCAACAAGGCGGTACTCCTCAGCGTTCAGCCGAAATGGTGCGAGTTGATAGCTACAGGAAAGAAAACGATTGAGATTCGCAAGACTAAGCCGAAAATCAAAGTGCCATTCAAGGCGTACATCTACTGCACAAAAGACAGAAACAATCACTTCTGGACTGGGAAGCGATATTCTTACACTGATGAACACAGTCACAATGCATTCGACAAGGACGGCAACGGCAAGGTTATTGGAGAGTTTGTGTGCAATAAAATAGCAACGTTCCCAGATGAATGTTACGCAGGGTGGCTTGTAAAACATAGCTGTGTTTCGGTAAAAGAACTGGAACGATATGCAGGCGATAACGATAGTCTGTATGTTTGGCATATATCAAACCTCGTTATCTATGATGAGCCAAAAGAGTTGAGCAGATTTCTGGCACCGTGTGACGAAGATTGCGCAAGCTGCAAGTATTGGCAATATGATATGGTGAACCAGTATGAACGCGATTATGATTGCACAAACGGCTATTATCCTCTTGTTCCACTGAAAAAGGGACCGCAGTCATGGCGCTATGTGGAGGTGATGGGGAAATGAAGTTTTCCGACTTAACCGAGTGTCCATTTTGCGGCTGCGAGGAATACTACACCAAAGAATACGTCTATGGTGTGATACGTTATAACGAGTGTTTTGACGGCTCAGAAGCAGATAATGACACCCTGTATGATGGGTTGACTTACAAGAGCAGAGCTTACAACAGTAAAGCCTATTGCAGAAGTTGCGACAAATATCTCGGTAGCGTTATGGATAACACTATGTCTGCGGCTGTTCAAAAAGCTTTGAAACGCAATGGAGGTGAGCGGGAATGAGTGAGCGTAGAAAGCTTACTGCTGCCGAACGTCAGCAAATCTATGAGAAATTCGGCGGACGCTGTGCTTACTGTGGCTGTGAAATCACAATCAAAGAAATGCAGGCAGATCATGTTGTCCCGTTGCACCTCGGCGGCGCAGACGATATCTCTAATCTCTACCCTGCGTGCCGGGCTTGCAATCATTACAAGTCCACGTATACCGTTGAGAAGTTTAGAGCAGTAATACAGCAAGCGCCGGCGGGCGCTGCTGGACGAGATGGCAAGGCTGTGAAAGGAGAATAAATGAAAGACAGCGAAAATAAAAAGCTTGAACGTATTCAGGAGATCGACCGGAAGATACACCAGCTTGACACAGAGATAAATGTGCTTGCGGAATCGTTCGCACTGCTTATCCAGGGTAAGGAAGCGCGGCGGGTGGCGCTTTTTGACGAGTTACGAAGAACGTTGAACGGGGAAGGAGAAACCAGTGATAAAGATTGAAAATGTCGAGGTGTTCGGCTGGGAACAGCTATCCGCGGCATGCGTAATCCGATGAATTCGTGGGATAAGTCGGACAGCTGCTGGCTGCCGTTAAATGATGTTGCTGGGCATCCGGTCGATGACGGCTCGAAGCTGGAGTTTTTTGCGGGCAATAACGACCTTACGCTGATGAAGAAACTTGCGGCGGCGGGTACGGATCATCGAAAGTTCATGCGCATGATAAACGTTACCTGTGACATTACGGCGCCGAGATACTGGTGGACTGAGTTCGATACTTACAAGGTCAGCACGGTGCGGAACAGCTGCTCTACCATGCACACTATTGCTGAAAAAGAGTTTACTCTTGATGATTTCAGCTGGGAGCATCTGTTCACGCGGGATTTTCAGACCTACGGCATATACGACAACGACGACCAGCAGACAGTCTATTTGCAGGCTTCGGCGCTTGAAGTACTCAATACGGTCATTCAGGCGCTGAATGCATACCGCAGGGCGTATCTGGTCAGCCAGAAAGCAAACAAGGCTCGTGGTGGCAGATGATACAGCTTCTTCCGCAGAGTTACAACCAGCGGGCGACTGTTCAGATGAACTATGAGGTACTCGCCAACATGTACCACAGCCGTAAGAATCATAAGCTGGACGAATGGCGTAAGTTCTGCGAGTGGGTCGGGGGACTTCCGTATTCTGTGATTATTACCGGGAACTCCGATAATGCCTGACCAGGCGGTGATGTTATCCGATATCTGATACTGTATCATCATACAACCGCCAGGAAGCCGCGATGGTACTGTGACAAGCACGAGTGCGGCGTTACTGAACACGTTCACAAGCCTGCGTGCTGGGTGTGTCGGCATTTAAAGCCTATGAGCGCGTTTTACTCAAAGAAAATATCCCTTTCTGCGAACGGTTCGTCCGAAAATAGCAAAAAATCCGCTGAAAGCGATATTTTTACGCGTAATTCGTTGAAAAGCAGCGGTTATCGTTATAAAAAATGCCGGAATCGTTCGAAAAAGGCGGGTAAAGCTAAAAAACGGCGATAAAAGGGTATGAAGTTTATCAGAATTCTGAATTAGTCCGCTGCGTTTTCGCAGTGGAAATGTCGAAAGCGCTGCTGGAACGCAGCAAAAACGCGCGGCTGTTTTCCGCGCGTTTTTCTGGTATTTATTAATATTTGATGATATTTGCTGATAGTCTGTTTGCTGTGGAAAGAAAATACGCCGATGGGCTGGTACCCCATCGGCGCGAATGCAAAAAGGTTGACTGTAGTACACAGCAAATCCATCAGCCATAAAGGTTGTACTAATAGATTAGCCTTGGTAGTGCATGTATATTATAAAGCACATAAATTAAAATGTCAAGGGGGACATTCTGAAATATTCACGGCGGTTTTTGAAATTGCATTTAAAAAAGCGGGGGTAAATTTAAAAATGGGGGAAAATGAGAAGAAAGAATTCGAACTGTCGAGAAATACTCGGGAGTTGATGAGGGAGATATTTTCGCGGCTTAAGCCGCCGCCGGCTATCAGTATATCGGAGTGGGCCGACCGGTTCCGCATGATATCGCCGGAGGCTTCCGCCGAGCCGGGGCGGTGGAGAACGTCGAAGGCGCCTTACCAGAAATTCATGATGGACGCTATTTCCGACCCGAAAACAACAAAGGTCGTAGTCATGACGGCGGCGCAGATAGGCAAGACAGACGCGCTTATACTGAATCCCACGGGATACTACATACACAACGATCCGTCGCCGATAATGACGATGGAGCCGCCCTTACAGATGGGCGAGGCGTATTCAAAGGACCGCCTTTCCCCCATGATACGGGACACTCCGGTATTATCGGCGCTTATCAATGACAAAAGTCGGACGAGCGGCAACACGATATTGCAGAAGGTCTTTCCCGGCGGGCATGTGACCATTGTCGGCGCGAATTCGCCCAGTTCACTTGCGTCCAGACCTATCCGGGCGCTGTTCGCGGACGAGATAGACAGGTATCCGTTTTCCGCCGGCAACGAGGGAGATCCGCTGCTGCTTGCGGAAAAGCGACTGACTACGTTCTGGAACAAGAAGATAGTGTATGTATCCACTCCGACCATCGACGGGCTTTCCCGAATTCAGATCGAGTTCGAAAACAGCACCAAAGAAGAATGGAACGTGCCGTGTCCGCACTGCGGAAAGTTTCAGCCGCTGCTCTGGTCCCAGGTGCAGTTTGACAAGGCTGACCTGACCGATATCAACTATGTATGCGTGCACTGCGGGGCGGTCTGCAAGGAGGCTGAATGGAAGCAGCAGTATATCAAGGGAAAGTTCGTCGCGGCGTTCCCGGCGCGGAACGTGCGGGGATTTCACCTTAATTCGCTTGCTTCCCTGTTCGTGGACTGGCGGGAAGTCGTCGAGAAATTCCTCGAGGCTAACAAAAAGGCCAAGGAGGGGAACGTCGAGCTGCTCAAGGTCTGGACGAACACAGAAATGGGCGAATGCTGGCACGAGCAGGGCGAACAGCTTGCGGAGGACGAGATGTACAAGCACCGGGAGAAATACGGCTGCATGGTGCCGAAAGAGGTGCTCGTGCTTACTGCCGGCGTGGACACCCAGGACAACCGCTTTGAAATTGAAGTGGTTGGCTGGGGCGTTGAAAAGGAAAGCTGGGGTATCCAGTATCAAGTCATTTACGGCGACCTCAAGCAGCCGCACGTCTGGGAGCAGCTCAGCGCGTTCCTGGAACAGGAGTTCGAGAGGGAGGACGGTCAGAAACTCCGGATAGCCTGCACCTGCATGGACTCCGGCGGTCATTTCACGACCGAGGTATACCGCTTCTGCAAGAAAAGATACTCGCAGAACGTATTCGCCATCAAGGGCTACGGCGGCGCGGACGTGCCGTATATCAGCCGCCCGACAACCTCAAACCGGGTAAAGACTCCGCTTTTCAAGATAGGAGTCGACACTGGAAAGGCCTTGCTGGCGCAGCGGCTGAAAGTGGTTGAGGAAGGACCGAACTACTGCCATTTTCCCCGCGACCGGGGGCGCGGATATACTGAGGAATATTTCCGGGGACTTACAGCCGAACAGATGGTCATGAAATACGTCAAGGGGCACGCGGTCATAACCTGGGAACTGAAGAATCCGTCCTATCACAGAAACGAGCCCTGGGATATCCGGAACTATGCCACCGCCGCGCTGGAGATCGCTAACCCCGTACTCATCGCGCCGGAGAACCGCGCCGCAAGGCGTAGAAGAACGCAGCGGCGGACCGTATCAAGCGGAATAATATGAATTCGAAATTCCGGCGGTGGTTGTAAATGACTTGCATGATTTTGGTGACAAACTTGGGGGAGAGTTGGAAGGGATATGCGGCAGTTCAATATGGGGCGGATATGGGAGAGCGGAAACTTTGATATAACTTTTAAGCAACTTCGGAGTAACCTGAAGTTCCGGGGATTGTTTCCGCTGCCTTTTGTCAACGGTTATCCGGTTTCCGCTGCCGATTGGCAGCGCCGGAAATATTGCGTTTTATATTCAAGTGCTTTTCTGGGACGAATAGCACGAATGTGTTGACGTTCGGCGCTTTTCGCGTTATAATATTGACTGTGAGATGTCAAGACGCATATGTCTCATTTTGACCCGAGTGTTGCACCCGGCGAAAAAGACAGCGCCCTGCGGCATGGGCGCTGTTCCTTTCGGTTGATATTCGGATAGAAATATCCGGATTGAGATAAACCTTTCTATAACCGGCTGATGTACGCCAGTGCGTCAGTTTTCCCATGGCATGGCAAAAAGCGGCGGTCCTTTGCGCAGGACTGCCGCTTTTTTGTTTTCGGCTAACCCCGAAGCAAGTAGTATTGGTCTGCACAGGCATTTTCATGGGGTCGCGAAAATGCCGCCTCAAATATTCAACTGTTTCCTAAACGAAAATAGTTGCGGTCGCTGCATTTTTGCAGCGGCCTTTTTGGTTTTACGGTGAACGATTCGTTCGCCGTTTATTTTTTGCCCTTTTTCGGGAACAGCCATAAATAATTGCAAAGTCCTGCGGGCGGCTGCGCGTCAGTGCGAATCCGGATATGCTATCATGACACTGGGAAAATATACGATTTTACGGATTATATACATGGCGGTGAATAAATGGGCGGGATTACAGTTGAGATTGCTCGGGAAAAGCTGAACACCTGGCTTGAGGCGGAGGAAGCGCTTGCGACCTCGCAGAGCTACACAATGGGGACTATGAGCCTAACCCGCGCCGATCTCAAGCAGGTCAGGGAAAACATAACCTACTGGAACGACATGGTGACGAAGCTTGAGCGCGCCGGAAAAGGACGCAACCGCATTTATCGCGGTATTCCGATGGACTGACGGAGGTGAACGGCGGTGAACTTCATAGATAAGGCCATAGCCTTTATAAATCCGCAGGCTGCGGTCAAGCGCGCCGCCGCGCGTAACGCGCTTTCGGTGCTGGATTCCGGTTATGGAAACTATGGCGCTTCGTTCACGCGCAATTCACTGCGCGGGTGGAACTCATACGGCGGTTCGGCGGACGAAGATATCCACGAACACCTTGACACGCTCCGTCAGCGAAGCCGCGATCTTTATTCCGGCGTTCCGCTGGCTACGGCGGCGCTTAAGAAAATGCGCACTGCGGTGGTCGGTCAGGGCTTGAAACTGACATCGCAGGTGGATTTCAGATTCCTCAAGATGGACGAGGAGCGGGCGCGGGAGCTTGAAGCGCAGATAGAGCGGGAATTCAGGCTGTTCACAGATTCGCCGGACTGCGACGCTGAACGTATCGATAATTTCGAGGAGTTGCAGCAGCTTGCTTTTTTCAACTGGCTGATGAGCGGCGATGTGCTGGCGCTTATGCCGCTTAAAAAGCGCGCCGGGAATCCGTATGAGCTGACTATCCGGCTTATTGAGGCAGACCGGGTGTCTACGCCGTCCGACAAGCTTTACGACCCGCTTATCGAATCCGGCGTTGAAAAGGACAAGTCCGGCGAAGTCATAGCCTACTGGGTGGCGAACAATCACCCGCTTGCCGTTGACAACGTGCGGGAGGTCACCAAGTGGACCAGGGTAAAGGCTTACGGCGACAAGACCGGCCGCCGCAACGCACTGTTCATCTGTTCGCGGGAGCGAATAGGGCAGGTGCGCGGCGTTCCGTTCGTCGCGCCGGTAATTGAAGCGCTGAAACAGCTCGGGCGGTACACGGACGCCGAACTTATGGCGGCGGTCATCTCCGGAATGTTCACGGTATTCATCGAGAAGGAGGGCGTTTCAGAGGAATCTCCGGTCGGGGAGGTAGAGCCCGTTGACGAGGGCGACCGCACCGCCGCCGGGGCTATCCAGCTCGGAAATGGCGCTATCGTCGACCTTCAGGACGGCGAAAAGGCGCACGACATCAATCCGGGACGGCCGAACGCGAACTTTGACGGATTTGTCCGGGCGGTCAGCGCCCAGATCGGCGCGGCGCTTGAGATACCATACGAGGTGCTGATGTCGATGTTCAACAGCAATTATTCCGCGTCCCGCGCGGCGCTGCTGGAGTTCTGGAAAACGGTCAGAATGCACCGGGGCTGGCTTATCAACGATTTCTGTCAGCCGGTATTCGAGGAGTTCATGTGCGAGGCTGTGGCAAAGGGGCGTATAAAGGCGCCGGGGTTCTTTTCTGACCCGCTTATCCGCAAGGCTTACTGCTCCGCAAAATGGACTGGTCCTTCACAGGGTCAGATAGACCCGCTCAAGGAGGTCACCGCGGCGGTCGTACGCGTGCAGAACGGTTTCTCGACCAGGGACACCGAGGCGCTGGAACTGAACGGTTCCAGCTATTACGCAAACGTCGGTCAGCTCCGGACGGAAAACAAGCTGCTTGGCGAGGCTGGCGGAGGGGAAAAGACGACGGTGCTTGTGAACACCTCCGATGATGACGACTAGTCCGAAAATAAGGGGGACAACGATGGATGAAATCAACTCGAACAATGCGCCGCGGGGCGTTACCGCTGCCGCCGGCGCAGATAAAAGGTTCTGGAGTTTCCGGAACAGCTCGGAAACAGGCGGCGACGCCGAACTTGTATTATACGGCAGTATCAGTTCAACGAGCTGGTGGGGCGACGAAGTCACTCCGAAACAGTTCAGCGATGATCTGAAAGCGCTTGGCGATATCCAGGCGCTTACTGTTCGTATCAACTCCGGCGGCGGTGATGTTTTCGCGGCTTTTGCAATATATAACCGCCTGCTCGACCTGCGCAAGAAAGGCGTAAAGGTCAGCGCGGTGGTGGACGGCTGGGCGGCTTCCGCTGCGACGGTCATCTGCATGGGCGCGGAAAAGATATCCATACCCGCTGCGGCGATGTTCATGATACACGACCCGGCGGTCGGCACTTTCGGCTACTACAAGGTGGAGGAGCTTGATAAGATGGCGGACGAGCTCAAGACCATTAAGTCGGCTATCGTGGCGGCGTATGCAGGAAAGACCGGGAAAAGCCCGGAGGATATTTCAGCGGCGATGGCGGCGGAAACCTGGATGGACGGCACGTCGGCGGTGGAATCCGGCTATTGCGACGAGCTTATTACTGCGGCGGAAAATACCGCCGTGGAGAACAGGGACGGACATTTCTTCGTTAACTCCGTCGAGATGCCTGGTATTCCGGAAAAGGTATTAGAGCGGTTTCCCGCTTTAAGCACAATAAATAACACGATCAATGGAGCGGCGGGAGCTGCACCGGCGAAAAAGACGACAACGGCAAAGGAAACAACTGAACCAACGGAGGAACAGGGAATGGCAGATATCAAGGATATTGCAGGGCTTAAGGCTGCTTATCCCGATCTGTGCAGGCAGATCGAGAATGACGCGGCCAAGGCTGAAAGAGATCGTATCAAGGCTATCGAGGACGCGACCGTGGAGGGGTTTGAGGACGTCGCTGAAAAGGCGAAGTACACCGATATCATCACCGCGCCGGAAATGGCGGTGCGCGTACTGAACGGCATGAAGAAGCAGGGTGCGGACTACCTCAGGAACAGGGAGCAGGACGCGCAGGACAGCGGCGCGGACGCTGTTCAGCAGCAGGCACCGGAATCCCCGGCGGACGATGACGACAAGAAGTTCAACAGCATGCTGGACGGCATATTCGGCAAGGAGGCTAAGTAATGGGCGGCAGATACACACCCGGAACCGATTCTATCGGCGCGGTCAATTTTTACGCGGGCAGCGAGTTCCCGCACATTAAGGGAAAGGCAGAAGCCGAGGCGGCTGTAAGAAAATATGAGCCGGTCACCATCGCGGACGGCAAGATCAGCCCCGTGGCGGCTTCTTCCGCTGACAGCGGCGTCACTTACACTACCGGAGTGACCGGGCTTTACGGCATTGCTCTGGAGGACATCGGTGCGGACGAGATGGGCGCGGTGCTGCTTACCGGCGAGGTGCTGGCTGACGCGCTTATCGTCGCGGAAAACGTCGATATATCGGCGCTTGTCGTTCCGTTCAGAAACATCGGCATTTTCCTCAAGTAAGAGGAAAGGAGGACAAAAATGGATCTTTATACACCTACCAGGATCGAGGAAGTATTCAGACGCTCCCCGCGTGTGACTACATTCCTCAAGAGCACTTTTTTTAAGGGCAGCAAGACTTTCGTCACCAAGAGCGTAAACTTCGATATCGTCGAGGGTTCAAGGAGCGTCGCGCCGTTCGTGAACCCCAAGGCCGGCGGTCAGGTGATCCCGAACAAGGGATATTCCACCAAGACCTACACAGCGCCGCTTGTTTCGCCGGAAAAGGTGACTGAGGCGGAGGAGATGCTCGACCGTATCGCAGGCGAACAGATCACTTCCAGCATGACTCCGGCTGAAAGAGCTGTGAGAAAGCTTTCAGAAGATCTCGTCGAGATGGACGAGATGATCACCCGCCGCGAGGAAGTAATGTGCGCCGAGGCGCTGTTCACCGGCAAGATCACTGTAAAGGGCAAGAACATCGACGACGAGATCGACTTCGGTTTCAGCAACACCGAAACCCTTTCAAAGAAGTGGTCCGCTGCGGGTTCAGACCCTATCGCAGATCTCCAGAAGTGGAAGAGAGCGATCTCAAAGGAAGGCTATGTCAATGCGAACATCTGTATCATGAGCGTGGACGCAGCGAACGCGTTCATTGGCAACGCTAACGTGCAGAAGCTGCTTGACATCAGAAACTACGAGATCGCGACCATCAAGCCCCGCGAGCTTTCGAACGGCGTAAGTTTCATCGGTAATATCCCGATGATGGGTCTTTCCATTTACACATATGACGAATGGTATCTGGACGACTGGACCGACCCTGACAGCCCTGTTACAAAGCCTTTCGTGCCGGACGGCACTGTCGGCCTGTTCAGCACTGCGGCGCGCTTCGACATGCTGTACGGCGCTATCAGCAACTTTAACGGAAAGACGCAGGCACCTCAGACCTTTACCGGCAAGAGATACTCCGAATCCTTCCTTTCCAGCGACAACCGCGTGCGCACCGTGCGCATCTCTTCCAGACCGCTTGCGGTTCCGCACAACCTCAAGAGCTGGTACATAGCGAAGGTGCTGTAATGATGGATTTCCGGGAGGCTGTGGAAAAGGATATCCGGGAGGTTTTCCACAATCTCAGGGAGTTTGCGGAAACTCACAGGGTGACATACAACGGCGTGGAATATGAAGTCCCTGCCGTTATCACCAAATATATCCCGGAGGAATTCGAAATAACCGGCGGAAGCATGGACGGCTCCGGGCGATACGGCGACGGGATATACTCGCTGAAAAAGACGGCGTATATCCCGTATGAGGCGCTGGGAGTGCTTCCGGAGGTCAGAAACCGGATATTTATCGACGACGATGAATACGACATACTTTCCTCGGAGCTTATCCAGGGGAAGGAGATCGTGCTTTCACTTGAGAGGTTTGCGGAATAGTCTGCAATTCCACGCACTTGTTCGCGCGTGAATGCCGGGAGGTTCGACGAGTAATGGAAGTAACTGCTGAACAGCTCCAGCGAGTCAATGAAGAGCTGCGGGGGCTGCCGGGAAACAAGGTGTACGCGGCGCTTTCGAATGCTGCGAACCGCGCCATGATGAGCGCCCGCGGGGTCGCCTGGAAATCAGTACACAGCATGTACACAGTGGACCGGGCGGCTTTCTATCAGGACACAAGGATACACACTTTCCGCGCGAACAAGCAGTCGCTTTCGGCGGCTGTAACGTTCGGCGGGTATCTCATTCCGCTTATCAGCTTCAACGTCAGGGGCTACAGGGCGCATGAGAAAGGACATGTGCGGCGGCTCAAGGCGGAGGTGCTGACCGGTATCCCGAAAGACCTCAAACACGCGTATATAACCGACCTTGGAAAATACGGCGTTAATGTTTTCGAACGTTATTCCACCGAGCGCAACAGCTCGCAGGCCCTTTACGGTCCGTCGGCGGCGCACATGGTGGAGAATGGCGAGGTTATCAAGGATATGGACGCAGCGGCAAAGGCGACTTTTGACAAGCGCCTTGACCATGAGATAGACAGAATACTGAGGGGGTACGGCGGAAGATGACAGTGACCGACCTTATGACGGCGCTTAAGGCGCTTGTCGAGGAATGCGTAAAAGACATCGTTCTCCCGTGCAGACCGGAAAAGGCGGGTGCGGAAACGACATACCGCCCGGCAAGGGTGTATCTTATGGACCTGCCGAAAAAGACGGACGACCTCAATCTTATTCCGTACATCATTCTTCAGGTGCTGACCGGGCAGGACGAGCAGAAGCCCGCGGACGATCCTCACAGCCAGGTCGGCGTGCGGTTCGCCGTCGGCGTTTACTGCGACGATATGGGCGAAGGCAAGCTGAATGTGCTGAACATCATCGAGCGCATTCGGCACCGGCTTTTGAAGCGCGAAGCCATAGGCGGGCACTTCCTGCTTATGGACAGGATAGACTGGGCTATCGACCCGGCTACTAACGGTCAGTACTTTTTCGGGGAAATGCTTGCGAGCTTTGAGCTTCCGCCGGTTCAGCCGGATTTCCCCGACTTTGATAACTTGGCGTATAAAAATACAAGATGGTTTACTGACAGAACGGAGGAACTTTCATGCCTAAGGTCAGAAATTTCGGAGTAAGCTCCGATACAGAACAGAAAGACGGAGTCTCCGGCGCGGCTGACACTGCGGGGGTGAGCACCGGGGCGGATATGACCGCTTCGGGAAACCCAGCTTGTGAGCATGAGGAAGTTTCGGCGGTCACGCAGTCCGGATCTTCCGTCCCGCCGGTTCTGGTTTACATCGGTCCGTCGATATTCCGCACGCAGCTTATTTCCGGCCGGGCGTTCATCACGCACGGAAAAAAGCTCGACGAGATAATCCCGGACGAGCTGCATAACTATCCCCTGGCGCGCATGATGTTCGTCACACCGGAGGAACTTTCGGCGGTGAGAGCAAAGATACATGACCCGGGTACAGCCCTGGGCAACGCTTACAAGAACCTTTCCGGCAGATGAGGAGGACAAGGATAAATGGCTTACTATCACGGAATTAAGACCAGCGAGCAGGCGACCGCGCTCGCTACTCCGGCGGCGGTATCCGTCGGCATTACTTTTGCGGTCGGCACCTCGCCCGTATATCAGGGCGAGGGGGCTGTAAACAAGCTCGTTTACGCCAACAACTATGCGGAGGCCGTGGCGGCGCTCGGCTACTCCGACAACTGGGAGGATTTCACGCTCTGTGAGGTCATGAAAACACATTTCGGACTTTACGGAGTGTCCCCGGTAATATTCGTGAACGTGCTCGACCCCGCCGAACACAAGGAATCGGTTGAGAGCGCCGAGGTAACTCTTGTGGACGGCCGCGCGGAGCTTCCGGAAACGGCAATCAAGAGCACTGTAGTCGTCAAGGCTGCTTCTGCGGGCAATGCGCTTGTTGAGGGCACCGATTATTCGTGCTTCTACAACGACAGCAAGCTCATCGTTGAGGCGATAAAGGGCGGCGCGCTTTCCGGCTCGTCTGCCTATATCGCTTACGACAAGGTAAAGCCCTCCGGCGTGGATTCCGACGACATCATCGGCGGTATCGACGTCAGCACCGGCGCAAAGAAGGGTCTGGAGCTTGTGAACTCAGTGTTCACGAAGTATGGCGTGGTTCCGGAATTCATCATCGCGCCCGGCTATTCCAGCGATAACGCTGTAGCGGCTGTCATGGCTGCGAAGGCGGATTCGATATGCGGGCTGTTCAAGGGCAAGGCCATCATCGACGCGGACTGCACCACAATCAAGAAGTACAGCGATGTTTACGGCTGGAAGTCTGACAAGAACATCAACGGCACAAACGAGGTCCTTTGCTGGCCTATGGTGGCGCTTGCGGGAAAGAAATATCACCTTTCTACCCACATCGCGGCGCTTGCGGCGACCGTGGATAACGACAACGGCGGTATCCCGTCCGAATCCCCGTCAAACAAGGCTATCCAGGCTGACAGCACCGTGCTTTCCGACGGTTCCGAGGTCCTGCTTGAGCTGGCTGACGCGAATGTGCTGAACAGCAAGGGCGTAGTCACCGCGCTGAACTTCAACGGCAGATTTGCGCTGTGGGGCAATGAGACTGCGTGCTATCCGAACTCCACCGACGTCAAGGATTATTTCCTCTGCATAAACAGAATGTTCGGCTATGTGGCGCAGACAGTTACCCTGACTTTCTGGGGCAAGCTTGACAGCAAGATGACGCGCCGGCTTATCGACTGCATCATCGACACGGTGAACATCTGGCTGAACGGTCTCAAGACGGCTGAACATATCCTGGGCGGGCGTATCGAGTTCAGCGAGGCGGAGAACCCGCTTACCGACCTGATGGCGGGCCGCATGAAGTTCCACATCTACATCACGCCGCCTTCTCCGGCGAAGGAGATGGAGTTCGTCCTGGAATACGACGCGGACTATGTTTCCGCGGCGCTTGGCGGTTAAGGAGGTACATGAATGGCACAGTTTTCAGAAATAAACATCGCATTCCGCGTGTATGAGAACGCGGTGGACTACTATGGTATTGCTGACGTTGACCTGCCGGATATCACACAGATCACCGAGGAGATGCAGGGCGCAGGATTCGCGGGAAAGTATGACGCGGTGATCATCGGTCATATCGAGGCTATGAAGACGACCATCAATTTCCGCAATCCTACAAAGATCGCGTACAATCTGTTTACCCCGGTGGAACACCAGCTCGATCTCCGTGCGAACGTGCAGGAGCGCGACACTGTTTCCGGCGTAAGACAGGTGGCGGTAAAGCACATACTCAAGTGCACGCCCATCACTCTCAAGACCGGAAAGCTTGCGAACTTCTCGACAGGCGATACCAACGCGGAATATGCGGTGCATTATTTCGCTACTTTCATCGACGGCGCAAAGACCCTTGAGGTCGATCCCGCAAACTACATATTCTTCGTGGACGGCGTGGACTACCTTGCGGAGATGCGCAAGAATCTGGGACTTGCATAGTTCAGCGCCGGGAACGTCCGGCACTGAACATCCGATTTTCCTTTCCGCCCCCGGAGTGGGGACGGAATCCCGGCTTTGCCGGGAGCTTAGAACAATTCGGAATTCGTAATTCTTAATTCGGAATTTCGGTGTCACTTCGCGACGGATCAGAATGATATGCCATGGAAGCGGCGCCGTAATATTTCGGATTCAAAAACACAGGAGGAATCACTATGAGCAGCGTAGAGAAAGCAGATATGACAGAGGAGCAGGTGAGAGCGGAGGAATCAGCCCAGGGCGCGGACGTGTATGTCCACAAGTTCAGGAAGCCTTTCACCTGGGAGGGAGAAACCTATGAAGAGCTTAAATTCAACTTTGGCGGGCTGACCGCCGCCGACATGGAAGATGTCGAGGACGAGATGGCCGCGGACAACCGCTATGCCATTATTCCGGAATACAGCACGGCTTATGTTATGCGCCTGGCTGCAAAGGCGGCTAAGGTACATATCAGCCTTCTGGAGCATCTTCCGCTGTATGATGGCAACATCATCAGGAGAAAAGCCCGCGCTTTTTTTATGAGCGGGGAATAAGCAATGACCCGGCGGGCTGGTGGAGGCGCGAAAGTATTTATCTTTCGCGAAATACGAATACTCCCGCCGGATTTTTTTACAACATGCCGCTTCGGCGGCTTGAAAAGTGGTTAAAGACCGTCCTTGATATCGCTAAGGAGGAAAAGAAGGAATGAGCAGCACACGTCGTGAATACGAGATGTTCTTCAAGATCACCGGAGCCATGGGCGGTTCTTTTTCTGCCGCTATGCGGAATTCCTCCAGCGAGATGAAGGCGCTCCAGACTGCCACCCGCACACTGAACTCCCAGATGAGGGACATCAGCGGGTATCAGAAGCAGCAGAAGGCTATCGAGCGGCAGAACGAGATCATTCGCAATAGTGAAACGCGGCTGACTGAGTTAAGACGCCGCAATGCCGAGCTTGCACAGGAAATGACCAACACGGCGAACCCGACGGCGGCACAGCGGGGGCAGCTGGAACGCAATGCGGAACAGATACGGCGCTGTGAAAACGCGCTGGAGGAGCATAATCAGCGGCTTCGGGAAATGCAGGACCGTCTGGGTGACGCGCGTGCCGCCTTACAGGACGCGGGTATCGACACTGATAACCTTTCCGGCGATATGGAGAGATTACAGAGCCGGCTTGAGGAAATATCCAGGACGCGGAACTTCCTTTCGAACGTATCGGAGGAGCTGGAAACCACCCGGGCGCAGTTCAGGGACGCTGCAAAAGAATTTGCGGGTCTTGCCGGGGGGATCGGGGCGGCGGTCGGTACGGTGTACGCCAGCGCTTCAAAGCCTGCGATGAATTTTGAGAGCGCATTCACCGGAGTTCGCAAGACCGTTGAAGCAACGGAGGAAGAATTCGCGGAAATGCGGCAGGGCATTCTGAATATGTCGCAGACTGACGTCATCGCTTCGGCGGACGAAATTGCCGCCGTTGCGGAGGCCGCAGGTCAGCTCGGTATCCAGAAAGAGCATATCCTTGACTTCTCAAAGGTAATGATAGACCTAGGGGAGGCAACAAATCTTTCGGCAGACGAAGCGGCTTCTGAACTGGCAAAATTCGCGAACATCACGCAGATGGATCAGGGGGACTTTGACAAGCTCGGTTCGGTAGTCGTTGACCTGGGCAACAATTTCGCTACTACCGAGGCGGACATTGTTTCAATGGGCATGAGGCTTGCTTCCACCGGTGAGCTTACCGGATTATCGGAACCGCAGATAATGGCGGCGGCTACGGCGCTTTCTTCACTCGGTATCGAAGCGGAGGCCGGCGGTTCGGCTATGTCTAAGATCCTGAAATCCTTACAGCTTGCCGTTGAAACCGGGGACGGGCTTGAGGGCTTCGCAAAGGTCGCAAATCTTTCGCAGGACGCTTTCAAACAGCTGTACAAGCAGGATTCGCTCAAGGCGCTTTCCGCTTTCACAAAGGGACTGAACGACACCGAACGCAATGGCAAAAGCGCCGTTGCTATCCTGGACGACATGGGCATCACCGAAGTCAGAATGTCCAACGCGGTGCTTTCGCTCGCTTCTTCTGACGATATCCTGACCGACGCCGCCGATCTTGCCACAAAGGCGTGGGAGGAAAACAACGCCCTGACTGCCGAGGCTGAAAAGCGCTATGCCACGACGGAATCCCAAATCGACCAGGCTAAGAATTCTGTGGAGAACCTTGGTATCACCATAGGCGACATGACCCTGCCGATGATAAAGGAACTGGCGGGGGAGCTTACTGAAGCGGCAAAGGGCGCGCAGAGATGGGTTTCCGAGAATCAGGAGGGAATAAAAAAAGTTGCCGGGATCGCTGGAGAAGTCGCGAAATATGCGCTTATCCTCAAGGGCACGCAGGTGACATATCTCGGAGTAAAGACCGGGGCGCTGGCGGCGGCCAAGGGCGGCGCAAAGGTAGTCGCGGCGATCCAGGCGGCGCAGGTCGCAGGCAAGGGGAAGGGGCTTAAGACCTTCCTTTCCACCATGACTGGCCTTTCCGGCGCGGGGGCTGTTACTTCGGTCATCGGTGGTGTTGCGGCTGCCGTGGCGGCGCTTACTGCGGTGTTCGTAGTGAACATCAAGCAGTTCCAGCAGTACCGCAAGGAGATCACCGACAAGAAACTGTTCGACAATGGCGGCAAGTCGCTTGAGGAATACACGGAGTTGCTCAAGGAAAACACTTCGGAACACTACAAGTATGCCCAGGAGGTCAACAGCGCTTCGGAGGAGCTTGACGGCATAGACTATGAGCTGTCTAAGGCCAGGGGCTCGCTGGAGCTTTACAACCAGATACTTGACGAGAACGGCACTCTTACCGCCGGTCAGGCTGACGCGATGTATGAACCGTTCAACGAATTCGCAGGAAAGCTTGAAGAGGACTTCCAGGCGCGCTACGATATGGTTTTCGACGCGTTCAGGACATCGGCGGTCGAGGCGGCGCAGCAGCTCGGAATAAGTATCGGCGAGATCGAATCCGTACTTGACGGATTCAAGAACCGGTTCACGACATCTACCAGCGATTCGCAGAAAACCATTACCGCGCTGCTGGACAAGCAGCGGAACGGTGAAGAACTGACTGCGGAGGACTGGGAAACATACCGCAAGGAGATACAGTTCCAGACCGACATGGCGAACGCCGCGCCGGACAGCGCAAAGTCCGAATACGAAGCGATGAAGGAAGAAGTGTCCGGCTGGGACTTCGGTTCGGATCAGCAGGGCGGCATTGACCATCTGAACGAGCTGTACCAGTATGCCAGCGACTACATCGCCGAGATGGACAAGGCGCAGACGAATCTCAATACGGAATATGATGCGCTGCGGGAACAGGCGCGGATAATGCACGAATCCGGCAAGAGCACCGACGAGGAATACAGCGCGGATATCACGGCTCTGAGCCAGGCGCAGCAGATAACCTATGCGGCGTACAAGGAGCGGCGCGACGACTTCCTGGACGAATTCAACACCACATGGAGCTCATTCAGCGACCAGATAGACGAGGAAGTCGCCAAGGGCATGGAAGAGGCGGGCTTCAACTTCTTCGAAAGCTTCTGGAACAACTTCAAGGGCACCATGGTGACATACGGGGAGCAGTACGGCAACCTTTTCACGGGAAAGGGATTAACGTACAGCGATCAGCAGCTTATCGACGGTTCGGTATCTTCGGCGAGGGCTGACGAATACAGGCTCGCGGCTGCAAAGAGCACATACAGCGGGCTTTATGACGCCGCCGGACAGTATGCCCCGGGCGACTTTGGGGACGGCGCGAAGAACCCGGGATATGGCTCTTCCCTGAACTCGCTTAGGACGGCGCGATTTATTCCGACCTCCGCGCTTGCCGAGATGAAGGCGGCGGGGATCCCCGGTCATGCTAACGGCTCTTCGTTCACGGAGAATGCGTTCATCGCAGGCGAGAATGGTCCGGAACTTATCGTCGGCGCGCCCGGGCGGCGTGTATTCACCGCTGACGAAACATCTATGCTGCTGGGTATCATGCCGCAGGCACTTTCCCTTGCCGCTTATTCCCGCGCGCGGTCGACTCCTGTCAACATCACCGTCAACAGTTCGTTCAGCGGCAGCAGCGCGGATTATTCCGCGTATAACGACGATCTTGCGGAAAAGATATACCACATTTTCGTGGAAAAGGCTGACGATGAGCGGCGCAACGCTTTTTATTGAATTCCGAATTCTTAATCCCGGGCTATGGACGGCAGAATAACCATTTTGTTATAGCCAACAAAATGGTCGCGAATCCTTGTAGAATGCGGGGAATGCATTTTGCCGACGCTGGCAAAATGGTCGGGTAATTACAATTGTCATTACTTTTCCCATATCCGGGCGAATGTCTGGATATGGGACGATATCGGCGGGGCTTGCGCATGAACGAGTACCGCCGGAAATGCGCTTTTGGGGCGCGGTGATCCTCCTGGCTGCGGTTCCCGGGTGTACTCGGGGACTGCATGCGGGGCGGTATATAAACACATAAGTTAAAGACTTAAACAGGCTGTTTAAAGGGGTGGTTCTATGGGCAGCTACATCACTATTCAGGGCGATACATGGGATATCATCGCGCTGAAAACAATGGGGTCGGACAAGCTCATGGGTCAGCTTATCGAGGCTAATATCGAATATGCGGATACCGTTGTGTTCGGCGCGGGGAAAAAGCTTGTCGTTCCCGAATACACCGCGCCGGCTGACGAGCAGCTCCCGCCCTGGAAAAGAGGTCTGATATGAGCGCAGACTGGACGACTTCCAGTAAAGAACGTGCGCGGCGGGTTTCCGTCGCCGTTAAGATAAACGGTGCGGATATCTCGGAGGACATGGGAAAATACCTGCTTTCGCTTTCCTATTCGGACGAACAGGAGGGGAAAACGGACGACCTTTCCCTTACCATCGACGACCGGGAGGGCATATGGCTGCAAAGCTGGCTGAATCCGGCGGTTTCTTCGAAGAATTCCGGCGGCGGTTCGGGTTCCGGTAGTTCTTCTGAGTCTGGTGGTCTTTCCGTAGGCGATCCGGTAAAAGTGAAGATCGGCGCTAAAGATTATAATGGCGGCGGGCTGCAGGCCTGGGTATATTCGTATGACGGGTTTACCGTCCTGGAGATCGGCGCTATAAATCCGGATCGCATTGTTGTCGGGATCAACGGTGTTATCACGGCGGCGGTACATGTCGCCGACCTTGAAAAGAACGGCGCGGGAAAAGCAACCGGGGTCGGAAGTACCACTGTCAGCTCCGCGAATGGTTTGCAGGGGGCTTCGCTGGCAGTGTCGATAATCCAGAAAGACTGGGAGGACGACGGGGAACGGCGCGTGCTGGACTGCGGGGAATTCACCATTGACACCATTAAGGCTTCCGGCCCGCCGACCAAAATAACCATCAAAGCGACGTCGCTGCCGGCGGGTTCCTCCGTCCGGGCGGTGAAGAAGAACAAAAGCTGGGAGAATATCCGGCTTTCGGCTATCGCGGCGCAGATCGCGGCGGCCGGGAATCTTAAAAGCTATTTTTCCGGGGACTACGACCCGGTCTACAGCCGGAAAGAGCAAAGCAATGAAAGCGACATCTCTTTTCTTTCGCGGCTGTGTGTGGACGCGGGAATGTCTTTGAAAGTGACCGCCGGGGCGCTGGTGATATTCGACGAGGACGAATACGAAAAGAAGCCCGCTATACGGACTTTTTCGCCGAAAAAAGGGAATGTGCTATCTTACTCTTTTTCGGACGGATCATCGGACAAGTCTTACAGCTCCTGTCATGTGAGCTGGACGGACACGAACGGAACAACGATCGAATATACCTACACGCCGCGAATCGACAACCCGGGTACCGGGGAAGTACTTGAGATAAGCGAGCGTGTTGACAGCCGCGAGGAGGCTCGGAAGCTTGCTATGAAGCGGCTCAAGGCAAAAAACAAAGACCGTTTTTCAGCGTCGCTGAAAATCATCGGGGACGCCGGGCTTGCGGCGGGGGCTACAGTGAACGTCAGCGGCTGGGGCACGTTTGATGGAAAATACATGATAAAGACGGCGGCACATTCCATTGGCAGCGGTTACACTACAGATCTTACGCTGCGGAAATGCCTGGGAGGTTATGATGGCTGATATCAGGGTCGGAAAGGTGTCCAGCGTGAACGTATCGGCGCGGACGGCGCGGGTGATATTCGGCGATCGTGGGGATATGGTTTCCGGGGAACTGGCGGTACTCCGGAATTCCCCGCTTATCACGGCGGATATCACTACGGACAACAAAAAGTGGTCTGTTTCTGAAACATATTCCTCTGCGCCGCGCACGCTTGGCCGGGGGGAACACTATGACAAGGCTGAACCGGATAGTATTTCCGGCTCGCTTTCTCCGGACGGTCACAAGGTGGACGTTAATATTTACGGCTGGCTGCCTTATATCGGTCAGGTGGTCGTCTGCGTTATTCAGGACGGCGGCGAGGGGTGCGGCTATATCATCGGGGGTGTTTAAATGGCTGTTGGAAGTCTTGGAGATGTTGTTTTCGAAGTCAGCGATGACCGGAAGCTAACCTTTTCCGGCATGTCTTATTCAGTCGGAGCGCGGACTTCCGTGCATAACCGGATAAACGGGCGGCCGATTATTGAATTTCAGGGGCCGGAGAACGAAGAAATATCGCTGACGATAAAGCTTTCAGCGTTCCTCGGGATAAATCCAAGGAAATCAATGTACAAGCTGGACGATATGTGCAGGGAGGGCGTTCCGGTGCGCCTGGTCATTGGGAAAACGCACTTTGGGAAGTACAAGTGGCTTATTACCAAGGCGTCTAACAGCATTGAGCATGTTAGCAACCGTGGTCAGCTCCTTAGTATTACTACGAAATTAACTCTTAAAGAGTATGCGAAGAGGTGATATCGTGAAAACAGTCATACGCGGCGACGCGCCCGGCGCGCTTTCGGTCAAGCCGGAAAGCAAGCATGAAGAAATTCTCCAGAATATCCGGGTACTGCTTTCGACTGCGAAATACGATGTCCCGCTTGCACGGGAAATGGGGCTTGACGCCGAATACCTTCACCGCCCGCAGCCGGCGGCGGAAACGCTGCTGTATCAGACCATCGCGGACGCCATCGAGGAATACGAGCCGCGGGCGGAACTGGTAAGCATAGACTTTGAAGAGGACACTGCGAGCGGCGTGATTATTCCGGTTGTGGAGGTGGAGATAAATGAGTGATGAGAGGGCTTTTCCAGATATCAGCTTTGTTGATTCGGACGCGTTGGCTATCCTTTCGGAGATGATAGCCGGGTATGAAGCTGAGACCGGGAGGACGTTATATCCTGCGGATCCGGTGCGGGTGCTTCTGAACTACGTTGCGGCGGTGATATCGCAGGAACGCGCCAAGATAAACGATTCGGCAAAGATGAACGTGCCGCGGTTCGCGCGGGGGGACTATCTGGATTCCCTTGCCGAAATATTCCGCGGGGTTGAGCGGCTTGAGGCTGTTCCGGCGGAATGTATGCTGATATTCTCGATTTCGTCGGCGCAGGATACCGGGGTAATTATCCCCGCCGGAACCCGGGCGACTGCGGACGGCTCTATTACTTTTTCGACTGTTTCGGATATCGTTATTCCGGCCGGGGAAGTGAGCGGCGCGGTAAAGGCTGTGTGCGATATTCCGGGTACCGTTGGAAATGGATATCTTGCGGGGCAGATAAAGAGCTGCGTGGATATTTTCCCTTATTTCTCGGCGGTCGAGAATCTCGACACTACCGGCGGCGGGTCTGACCGGGAATCTGACTCCGGGCTTTACGAACGTATGCGGGAAAGCGTGGAGGGATATTCGACAGCCGGCCCGGCTGGGGCTTACATATATCATGCGAAATCTTCGAGCGCGCTCATCGAAGATGTTACGGCGACGTCGCCGTCTGCCGGGAACGTGGATATCCGCGTGCTGCTGAAAGGCGGTAAATTCCCTGATCAGGCTGTTCTTGACATCGTTTCGGCTGCGCTGAACGATGAGAAGATACGTCCGCTGACCGACCATGTGACTGTTTCCGCGCCTACGGAAAAGGCGTTCAGCGTGGCTCTGACTTACTATGTTGAGAGCGGCGGGGAACTTAGTCTTTCGGCTGCGGCGTCGGCGGTTGAGGGCGCGGTCGCGGCCTATATCGAATGGCAGACGGCGAAGATCGGGCGGGATATCGATCCGTCGAAGCTCATTCAGCTTGTGATGAACGCGGGCGTAAAGCGGGTAGTGGTGACATCGCCTGTGTATACCCCGGTCGGCGCGACCGAGGCGGCAAAGCTCGGAACAAAGACGGTCAGCGCGGGAGGCTACGAAGATGAATAGAGATGATATCCTGCGGATCCTGCCGCCCGTCTTGAAAAAGGACGACGGGTTCGCGGCGCTGGGAAAAATCATCGCGGAACAGCTTGCGAAAAATCGGGAGCTTACGGATAAGGCACTGATTTACCCGGCTATAGATAAGCTTGACGAGCCTGTTCTGGACGCGCTGGCCTATGATCTGAACGTCCCCTGGTACGATTACGAGGGCGGTCTTGAGAGCAAGCGGTCAACTATTCGGGAATGCTTGCAGATACATCAGTACAAGGGTACGAAGTACGCGGTCAGGGCGGCGCTTGAGGGCGTCTATGAGAATGTGCGGGTTCGGGAATGGTTTGAATACGGCGGGGAGCCGTATCACTTCAAGGTGACCATTTATGACAGCGGCGGAGACGCGGAAAAGCGCGGGCGGGTGCTTGCAAAAATCAAATACTACAAGAATCTTCGCAGCGTGCTTGACGAAACAGAATTCATCATCGGCATAAAGGCTGAAATGCCAGTGTATGCCGGCTTTGGGATATGCGGAAAAACAAAGCGGCTGAAATGCGTGATAAATGAACGCAGGATCATCGGCGTGGGCGCGGATATAGCACTTCATTCCGGTGTTAAGATATGCGGAAAAACAAAGCGAATATTTACGGAGGTAAGCAATGGCGACATGGAATAACAGCGTTATCACTAACGCGGGGCTTGAGCTGCTGGAGCAGTCGCTTTCCGGCGATGGGATAGTTATTTCCCGTGCGGCTCTTGGCGGCGGTACGGTCGATGTGTCGGCACTTGTGGATCAGACCGTGCTGACTGATCCGCTGGTCGGTACGACGGTGGTTATATCTTCACAAAAGCCTCTTTCGGGGTCTTCTGGAAGGGAGATAAAGCTCCAGATCAGGAACACGGGACTTTCAGCGGCGGCGACATTCAAGCAGGTAGGAATATTTGCGGCCTGCGGCGGCGTGGAGGTCCTTTTTGCGATATCGCAGGACGAATCAGGCGAGGAAATTCCGTCGGCGGCTGAATATCCTGACTTCATGGAGGAATTCACTGCCGCCGTGACTATCTCGCAGACTTATGGAGTCACAGTAGAAGTCAGCTCCCTGGCGTTTGTCACGAAAGCAGAACTTGAGGAGTCACTTTCAGGGAAATCAGACAGCGGGCACAAGCACACGACGTCCGATATATCAGACCTGCCTAAGCTCGGAACAGCAGCGCAGAAAAACGCGGGGGATTTCGTGGACGCCGCTGACAAGAATGCGCAGACCCTTATCCCCGCCGGTTCAGATATTCCGGCCTGGCTCTGGGCGAACGCAAAAAAATACACGCGGTACTATTCGAAATATGCAAGTTCCAACAGTTATGTGAACGCCCCGCCGCATATGCAGAGCGGCTCGGAACATATTGCATACTATTGGTTTGACGGCATGAACGTCACAGCTATCGGAGAATGCGGTATGATGTATGTCGGAATGCTTATTTCTGGTGTTTTTTCGGGCTGGTCGCCGGCAAGGAGCGGCAAGAACGAGCTTGACAATCCGGATTTTCGTATAAATCAGCGCGGGCAGGCTGAATACACCTCCGGCTACACGGTCGACAGATGGTATTCTCCCGGGAAGTGCAGCGCAGCGCCGATTTCCGGCGGTGTAAAGCTCACCTCTACGGTAACAGCGTCGTCAACAACCCACGCTTTTTGGCAGGATTTTGAG